AATGCTTGACGATTTCGGCTCGCCTTCTGCCCTCGGGGCAAGGACGCATCACCTCGGGCGAGGCATCCATTGTGGCGAGTAAAACACAAAACACCCAAGCGGTGGCCACATCAAAGCGTGGCAGGTCGCTCGGGTGTTTCGATAGAAATTGGTGCTTGTCTGCTCACTACGGTATGGGAGGGATTCTACCCCCGCAAGTCGTTAGGCGCCCATATCAACAACCAGCTCGCCTTTTCTGATCGCCTCCCAATCATCGGCGGTCAGGTTTGCCGTTTCAGCCTTGGGGATCGTGCGCTTGCCGCCGCCGCCTGTCACGCCATCGCCACCTGCGCCGTCGCCCTTGCTGGCCTCGAGCCAATGCGGTGCGTCTTGCACGTATCCTGACAGATGTTCCTCGGGCGTCATGTCGCGCCCTGGTTTATCGGGTGACATCCTGCGACCGCCATTGCCGTCAGGCACGAACGCGCCGCCGTCGTCATCGAACTGGTACGTGTCTATGACCACCTTGGCAAAGTCGCCAAGCGCGGTTTTTTTGACGCCTAACTCAATGCCAGCCTTGGTGATCCTGTCCGAAAGGCCGGTGCGTCGCGCCTCGAGCGTGGCCTTGGTGGCTGTCTCCTGCTCTTGAGCGTTGGCAGTTTCAAGGTCGGCAATGCGTTGTTGCAGGGTCTTTTCTTTCTCGGTGCCCGATGCCAGCCCCGCCGCAACGGCATCCTTTGCCGCCTTCACCTCTGCAGCGGCGTTGTCTGATTGTTCCTTCAGCCGCTTGTTTTCCTCGAACAGCGTGCGGTTGCTGTCGCGGAACTCGTTGAGCTTTCCGGTGTCTGGATCGTCCTCTACATCGAGCACAAACCTGCCGTTTGTCTCGGAATACAGGGCGACATGTGCTTCGTCTACTCCATCCAATGAATCAAGGATGCGTTTCAGGGCCATGATGCTGTCTCCTATTCGGCGTATTGTTCACGCAACTGCGCAACAGTGAGAGGGCGACCGTGCTGCGATATCAGATCGCCCATTGATATTTGACCTTTGCGCCATAACTCGAACTTGCCAGGGCCGAGCATTTCACGCTGATCGGCTTCGCTCATCGAGTCGAGGAACCCGTGGAATGTCTTCCCTGCAACCGGGGAATCGGCACGCCCAAGCGGCAGGATGGTGGTGCGGCAGCCGGGGTGCCACGGCGGTGGCCCAGGCCACTGCTCTGTATTGCCTGGTGCCGGCTTGCCAGATCTCATAAACCACGTGCGCCCAGCTCGCGCCCTGCAGATGTCTGAGGTTCCTGAATCCAGCGGGTTGATCGCTTGCACGGCCTCGACTACATCGTCGTTGGCCTCGTATGTGGCGAATCTTGCCGCATTGCTGGCGCCGCCCATAGCTGTGGCCGCTGTGGTGCGCGCATATCGCTCGTAAGCCCTGAATACGCCGTTGCTGCGTCGTAGTGCCCTGTCGCCTCGCACGCGCGTGACAAGCCCTGTCAACGTCTCGTTGGCAACCACTCCCTTTCGCAGTTCCTGGCCTATCGTTTGGCGCAATCCGGCAGCTTGTCGTTGTGTCTGCTCCGCCACGGTCTGCCCGTCGATCAGCAGCCGTTCGGCCATTTCCTTGGCCTTGTTCGGCGAGATGCCACGCCTTAAATCCAGCCCACTGCGACGCGCAAGACGGCGCGTGACCTCCGACTCATCGTGGATCAATTCCACCTGTGCACTGACCAGCCGGCGCATGATTCCCCGGTATGTGGCTGACGTTTCTGGCGACAACTCGCGCAGGATGCGTTTGACGCGGTTGAGTTGGTCGGCTTTGCGCGCTGGTTCAGTCGGATCAATCCGTCGCACCCAATCGAGCACAGACGCCTCGAGCGTTGCCAAGTCACGGGTTGCCTTGCGTGACAGGTCGGCATGGACCCGCTGCAGATGCATGTCACGTCGCGTCAGGTCGGATTCTAATGCTTCAGGGTCAGGCATCGCGGTATTTCATCGTCAGGAAAATCCACCCGGATGCTTGGGTCTTGGTTTGTTTCTGAATCATACGACCGCATTTCGATGCGCCTCTGTCATGTTGCCGTACACGTCGTAGAGCTTCACCATCACAAAGCCCTCGACAATCCACCAGCGGAAAGCGACTGACATGTGACGTTTGCGCTGTGGTGCCGGCTGCGAGATTGAAGGCTGCGACCCGCTGTCGTCGCTCGCGTGACCCACTACTCGCCGAACGTCATTTCGGGCAACTGCGGTGCCTGCACGTCGATCAGTGCCTTTTCGTCGTCTGGATCTATGCCGGGGCGTGTCATTTCGCCCCGCTGTAGGTTGTAGTGCATGGTTTCAAACGACATGGCCTGTGCCTGGTATGCCTCGACCACGGCGCGCAGTTCGTCGGGTGATAGCTTGGAGTCGACCAGATCGCTGTTCAGCTCAACCGACACGTCGCCAGGAATGCCAGAAAGGTTGATCATAAGCGTGGTCGCCATCGACAACCCGTCGCTGACCGTCTGCACCGTGCTTGCGATGGTGGCCGACTCGCGCCCCTGCTTGAGCCTGTGCGTTTCGGCTGTCTCTGCGGCTGATTTCTCAGGTGCGATGATTCCCGCGCCCAGCGCAGCCATGTGGCCCACTGTGTCGGCGATGGCGTCGCGCTGCGGCTGTAGTCCCTGCCCCGAGAACTCTGTATTGAATACCTTGGCATCTGAGGTGGGGATAGTCAGGATGGTGCCGGGTCCGTATTTCACTTCCTTCGGACTGAATCCATCTGCGGCGATGACGGTGGTGGTGGCTGCTGCGACATTGTGCTGCGACCACCGATAGTCAGCCATCTGCCGCCAGTGATCGAGATTCGCGTCAGCCAGGGCCAGCATCGGTGGTTCCTCTGGCGTGAAACCGATAGACCGTGCGTTGATCGGCACGAACGGAATCATGCGCAGCCGAATGCCTCTGAATCGCGGTTCGTGGTGCTCTACGACCACAAATCCTTGACGACCAATGCCGATGTCGGTCGCCTTGCGCCACACGTCAACAGCCAACAGGCCAGCGTCGTCGAGGTAAGCGTCCCGCCACTGCTCGATATGCTTGCGCTTGTATGGGTCGGCTTCGTCGCGGATGGTGGCGCGTTCCTTTAAAACCACCCGCTTGGTGATCTGGCGCCCTTCTACTGTGATGTCTTCCCAATTCACGACGGATTCGGCTTTGTAGCACGACATATACGCCCGCGCACCTGCAGCGGCCATCTGCGGCAGTGTCACATATACACCGACGCCACCAATGCTGCACGCCTCGTCGAACACGGTCTGCGCGAAGCGGTCGAGGTTGACCCCCTTGCCGTTCATGTCCTTGATCAGATCAGCGGCACCGTTTGCATCTGGCAGGGTCGTTTGTATGTCCCGGCGAAACACCAAGCCCGACACGCCCTGCAGAGTGCGGTGCGTGGCACCGAAATACGGCGCCCGCATCTTGTAGCTTTCATAGTCAGGGTTTTCCATGCCACTGAGCTTTGGCAGGTACCTCGTACCGGCCTCGCGCACCTTGTCGGCGTCGAGGGCGTCACGCACACGCTGCCGCTTGTCGGTCACGGCGTCGTATTCGGGATGTGTGCTATCTACTGCCATTGTTATCACCTGTTGTGTAAGCGGGCCGCTCCACGGTTCAGCCCCTGTGGATGGGGACTGAACATCTCTCTTTTAAGGATTTAGCGGCGCCAGTGCCCCTGCCCGGTTACCTGGCGCCGCATATCCCCACTTCATTTGTTCGTCGATTCCCGGTTGATAGGGACCATTTCCCGGTCAACCGGGAACGATTCGATGCCATCACACCCCTTGTGCGCGTATCTGCCTGAACTCTCTTTCAACGACAGGGAACTCTGCAGCGATGTAGTAGCCTGCCGCGTCACTGATGTGCGTCAGTTTCGTATCGTGCTTCTTGTCGAGTTCACCCGAGCCACCAGCGAGCAACCGCACGCCCTCGAAATCGCGCACCATGTTGGGGCACGCTGTCGGGTCAACCATCATTCGCACGGTATCGTCGCCTGCCTTCAGTCTGCTGTTTACGGCATTGACGCGGCTGCGCTCTTTCGGGTTGGATCGTGGCACTCTCATTTCCACACGATCACCGAACGCTATCTCCATATCGCGGCTTACGATGTCCCAATCCGACCCGCTGACCTTTGCGGTGCCACCTGCACCACCAGTGGCGTCACCGTAGCATATGAACGCGCCACGATGGTGGCCCCAATCCTGCACCAACTTGGCAACGACTGCGGGCGTGTTGCTGTTGCGCGGTATGTGAACCTCACCGATGTAGCCGGTGCCCTGCTCGCCGTTCGGCAGCAACATCTCCTGACAGATAGCGGCCACTCCTGGGGCGACGTTGAAGTCAAAGCACAGGATCAGCGGTTGCGCAGGCTGGTATCTGTCAGCCAGTTTGGCGGTGTGCGTGCCAGCATCAAACGGGTAATACGCTCGCCCTTCGAAATTGACGAACGACCCCTCGTATTCTTGTGCGAACGTCAGCGGGTCCAGGTCGCGCTTTGCCTCTGCTATCTCGGCATCGGGCAGGATGTCGGCACTGATCCAGTGGTAGCCGCCCCACGTGGACGCAGGGCCGTGCTCAAGCATATCAGCCTGGCTGCGTTGCCATAGGTCGTAGTAATGGTTTCGGCCCTCTGGCACGCCGATCAGATCACACCAGCCGCCCCGGTCAGATAGAGCCGGGCGCACATTCTCGCCCCATGCGCTCGCCTTCATATTGGCGAACTCGTCGAGCACTCCACCATCCCACGGCGTGCCCTCGATGCGTTCCGGCTTATCCATGCCAACGACGAACAACTGCCCACCGGTCTTCGTGGTGATGCACAGTTCGGATTCGCTGACATCGGCGATGAACTCGCGGGGCATCAATGCTTTAAGGTCTTTCCAATAGATGCGCTTGGCCTGGGCGTATGTTGGTGCAGCGGCGAAGTAGCGCGGATCATCGTATCCGGTGTTTGCACGTAATGCGGCGAGGACGAGTTTGCGTTTGCATAGCTCGGTCTTGCCCGAGCGACGACCGCAGGGCAACACATTGAACCGATGTGGTGCGTTCCAGAACGACGACTGCAGTATGTGGTGCCGCAGCAGCGTCCATCTGTCAGTTAGAAATGCCAACGGTGCGTCTTTCAGCCTCTGCGAGCTGCCTGCGTAACTCGAGCGCGGCGTTGCTGGTCGGTTCGTCTGTTGGCTTTTCGCGCCATCCCATGCGGGTTTTAGTCCACCATATTTGCGCTGTCACATTGCCACCGACTGCCGTCTT